ACCTGCTCTATCCGCTCCTGGTACTCAACCGCGGCGGCGACCGCGACCCGCGCCGCCTGCCGCGCTTCCAGTTCGACCTGGTCGAAGCCGAGGACATGGCCACCTACGCCGAAGCCCTGCCCAAGCTGGTCGAGGCCGGCATGCAGATCCCCGTCGCCTGGGCGCATGAGAAGCTGCGTATCCCGCAGCCGGGCCAGGGTGATGCCGTGCTCGGTGCGCCCGCCGCCGAGCCAAAGCCGACTGCCGCCGCGCGGGTCGCCGCGCTCAAGGCCGAGACCGAGACCGACCCGCTCGATGACCTGGCCGAGCAACTGGCCGGCCAGTGGCAACCCGTCGCCCGCATGGCCGAGCCGGTGCAGCAGCTGCTCGCCCAGTGCAAGAGCCTAGAGGAATTCCGCGAGCGCCTGCCCGAGGTCATGCCTGACCTCGATGCCGGCCAGCTCGTCGAGCTGATCGCCCAGGGCATGTTCGCCGGCCACCTGGCTGGCCGGACGGGAGCCGTCTGATGGTCAAGCTGCAGGCGCTGCCACCCGAACAGGCGATCGCCTACTTCCGCCAGAAGGGCTACGCCATCGGCTTCGACTACCGCGACGTCTGGCAGGCCCAGCATCAGGCCGCGTTCACCGTGGCGAAGGCCATGCAGCTGGACCTGCTCCAGGACATCCGCGCCGAAGTCGATCGCGCCCTGGCCGAAGGCACCGCCCTGCAGGAGTTTCAAAAGCGCCTCATCCCCACCCTGCAGCAAAAGGGCTGGTGGGGCCGGCAGACCCGGCAAGACCCACTCACCGGCGAGGCACGCGACGTCCAACTGGGCAGCCCGCGCCGGCTCAAGGTCATCTACGACACCAACCTGCGCACCGCTCACAGCGAAGGCCAGTGGGAGCGCATCCAGGCACGCAAGGCCAGCTTTCCCTACCTGCAGTACGACGGCGGCAACTCCGAAAATCCGCGCCTACAGCACAAGGCCTGGGACGGCCTAGTCCTGCCGGTGGACGATCCCTTCTGGCAGAACCACATGCCGGTCAAGGAATGGGGCTGCAAGTGCCGCGTCATCCCCATGACCGCCGCCCAGCTGCAGCGCCGCGGGCTGGAGGTCGGCGAGTCGCCCAGCGTGCCCACCACGCCCTACGTCAACGCCCGCACCGGCGAGGTCCAGCAGATCCCGGCCGGTGTGCATCCGGCCTTCCACTACCCACCGGGCGGCCGGCGCGGCAGCCTGGTCCAGCACCTGGTCGACAAGCTCGCAGTCGCCCCCGCCGCTGTCGCCCGTTCGGCCATCGCCGACCTGGTGCAAGGTGAGGCCTTCGCCGAGTGGTATCGCAAGCCGGCTGGGCGCTTCCCGTTGGCCCACCTCAACCCGGCCGGCCTACAGCTGTTCGGCACCCAGGCGGCGGTCGTGCTGCTGGCCGAGGCGGTCCTGCTCGACCAGTTGGCCAACCAGCCCAACGTGGTGATCGAGGACTACGCCCTGGTGCAACAGATCCTCGACACTGGCACGCCGATCCGGCAGGCCGATGGCAGCCTCCTGTACCGCTTAGAGCAGGCAGATGGCTCGGCGCTTCTGCTGACGGTCGAGCGGTCGGGGGCGGCTGTCGTGGTTCGCAGTTTTGTGCGGCTGCTTCGGTAGAAAGCGAGAACGCCTGCGAGCGCGCTGGCGAGGCGATTAGCGCTGCACGGCTACCGTGGGGAGGGACAAGGCGCCTGCGATGCTCAGCGAATCGTCTAACGGCCTTCTAACGGTATTTGCAGGATGCGGTTATAGTTTTAGAGCGGCGGCGATGCCCACAGGTAGGATGCCTTTGATAGACTCCGCCGCCGCGCGAGGGAGGCTTGACGTGAGAGACATCGATATTCGTAAGGCTTTATTTGCAGGCGCCTTTAAAGAGCATGAAGCAGAGCCGGACACTCTTATCGTTGAAGAGCTCGGTTTGAATTACGGCGAAGCACGCGTCGACGTCGCCGTCATCAACGGGGCGATCCATGGCTTTGAGATTAAAAGCGAAAAAGACACTTTAGATAGGCTACCCGCTCAGTTAGCGGTGTATTCGGCCGCTCTCGATTATGTGACCCTCGTTGTGCACGAAAGCCACGTCCAGGAGGCGGTTGGAATAATCCCAAGATGGTGGGGCGTTCAGGTTGTCAAAGGCACACCAGAAGCGGTGCATTTCCGTCAACGCCGCTCTTCCAAGCGCAACCCTAAACTGGATTCGGTGAGCGTTCTCCGCCTCCTCTGGAAAGACGAAGCGTTGGCGCTACTGGACGAATTGGGTCTAGCCAAGGGAATGAAGAGCAAGCCAAAAGAGGCACTTTACCTCCGTATAGCCGATGCTCTGAGCCCGACAGAAGTCGGGCTCAGAGTACGTACAGCACTCAAACATCGAGCAAACTGGCGCGTACCCGTCACGGCACAATAACGGGCTCTGCTCCTGCCAAAATTTGCCGCACTACGAACGTCATATGATGATTGGTGGCGTCTCGGCGCCACTGCGAGGCATTACCCTTTCCGTGGTCATCGCGCTTAGTCGCTCGCTCGTTGTATACCCAGTCACCGAAAGAGAATCCCGCACCGCGGTAGCAAGGGCTAGCCACCAGTTGGGCACAAAGATCATAGATCTGTTCGAACCCATAACGTCTTACGCCACGCCCCTTATAGATCACCCAGGTATCGGTCGAGGTGTACCGAATATTTGCAGACATCTGCATGGTTCTAGGGTCAACGTCGGCCAACTCGGGGTGAGCGATTGCGTAATCTCCAAAAATTGGCAGGCGCTCGATACGTCCTGAATCCGCATCCATTTTTACCTTGAGCCAAGTGAGCCAATCCGATCGCTGAATCGCGCTGATACCAACGCTCTGCCCAGCCATATTTTCTGGGAAGCCAGAGGACGCGAGGACCAGGGTTCTCCAAGCGGCGAGATACGGCAGGCGCTGGATAATGTGCCGGGTAGCAATGGCTGTCCGATCCACTTCCGACGCTCCGACGCATCCGACGTCAAGCACTAGGTCGACCTGAGCGGGGGAAACACCAAGCTGGGTCAACATGCGATCGAGGATGGATTGCAGAGCTGGGTCATCGCCAACGGCTTCGTCAATCCGAAAGCAGACGCCTCGTCCGTCCATCTCGTGAGCAGTTTTGGCAGCCAGTACAGCAGCCGTACTTGAGTCTGGATTTACTGCCGGCACTGCTTTGGCGCCTTGGTCTCTCAACTCTCGAAGCAGCCATTCCAAGGCGTGAGATCCGTCAGACATCTGCGCAGGCTCTTGAAGCAGAGAGACATCTAGCCAAAACTCTTGTTCTACGCCCCAATTTGCGACGACCTGTTTCGGGAGTTTCGCAATGTGCACATCCAGCTCCACCGGCGGTGTATCGTCATCTAGCGGTGTCGGAATAGGGACCACTTCTACGAGCGGCTTTAAACAAGCCTTGTCTGGTGCTTTGAGTTCTTTCAGCGCTAGATACTCTCCCTGCTTCCACTTCAAGACCGGAACATAAATCGCCTGTTGCATTAGGGATCTCCTTCCCTGGTTGATGGCCTTTTGACATATGCGGAATCTCTAACGCCTTTTCAAGCTAGACCTTCGCCTGACACCCCTGTACCCACTGAACCCCCTCACTCTGCACTAGCCAAACCATGCCGCCGACACTGGCGGCATGAAGACCAAAGCCTCCCTCCATACCGCCTTCGCCTCCTGCACCTTCGAGCTGCAGGCCGAGGGTGCGGCTATCCAACTGTTTCCGGCCGGCGCTTTCAGCGCCCGCGATGGCCGTCCGGCCGATGTTGACGCCGGGCACTGGTACATCGACGGCCAAGTCGCCACCCGCGTGCTGGCCAGCGCCGGCGCACGCGCCACCGATCTTGTAATCGACTACGAGCACCAGACCCTCGCCTGCGCCGAGAACGGCAAGCCCGCGCCCGCCGCCGGCTGGATCAAGGGTGCCGCCCTGGAATGGCGCGAGGGCCAAGGCCTGTTCGCCACTGCCCCCGAGTGGACCGAAAACGCCGCCGCCTACATCAAGGCCCGCGAGTACCGCTACCTGTCCCCCGTCTTCACCTACGACACCCGCACCGGCGCCGTTCTGGAGCTGCTCCACGTCGGCCTCACCAACAACCCCGCACTCGACGGCATGGCCTCCCTGCCAGCGCTGGCGGCTGCCCGCTTCGAACTGGCCATCCCGGCCGCCCCTTCCGCACAGGAGAACCAACGTGTGAACCGAGACCAACTGATCGAGGCGCTGGGCCTGTCTTCGGACGCCAGCGATGAAGACATCCAGACCGCACTCACTGCGCTGAAGGCCAACGCCTCCAAGGCAGACGACCTGCAGCAGTCGCTCGCCGCCCTCAAGACCGTACGCAAGCCGGACCCGGCCAAGTTCGCCCCGATCGAGGTGGTCGAGTCGCTCAAGCAGGACATCGCCGCGCTCAAGGCCACCCAGGTGGAGGGCGAAGTCGGCCAGCTGGTGAAAGCCGGGCTTGAAGACGGCCGCCTGCTGCCGGCTCAGGAAGAGTGGGCGCGCGATCTGGGCAAGAAGGATGTGGCCGCGCTCAAGACCTACCTGGAGAAAACGCCGGCTATCGCCGCGCTCAAGGGCCAGCAGACCAATCGCCACCAAACCGCGAGCCCGAGCAAGGTGGATGAGCTGGATGCCGAGGCCCTTGCCGTGTGCAAGGCCATGGGCGTCAGCCCGGAAGACTATCTGGCCACGCTCAAGGCGTAAGGAGACCCC